CGCTCGTTGAATCAACACCGGTGTATTCGTTAGACCAAACGCCAGACTTGAAGAAACTATCAGCAAACTGTACATCCTGGTGGATGTTTGCCTGCTCCGCAATCGTTTTAGTCCTCTGTACTCTCGGATCTCTCGTTGCAGGTCCCTGACGGCGCTGAAGATCTGTCTGTCGGATCTGGTCGATACCCATAATCATCTGATCCACCTTGCAGTTATAAGTATCCGTATGCTCAGATACTACCGCCGGAGCGACTTTGCCGTATGCCGGCTTTCTCTGCCAGCTATCTCTAAGGAGATCGTCCTTGTCGAAAATATAGTAATTATCAGATGATAAATCCACCGGACAAATCGGGAACAGGGATTTCGCGAAATAATTCGCCGGATTCTGATAATAGGCCAGTGCCATGTTTGTCAGTGCTGTGTGCGGTCTAAATGCCCCTTTTGCAATTTCTGCCGCAATACCTTTTACTGTGTTTCTCATGTTCTATTCCTCCTCTTTCTATTAGCCTTCTCCGCCTGCAGCTGCGGCAGCTTTCTGGTATTTAGCGATCTGGATGCGGCAGTATTCGTTCGCCTCAACGCTTGACAGAGCAATGCCTAAAACATATTCTCCGTCTTTCGCGACTGCTGCAAGCCCATTTGCCCCAGCCGTAATTTCCTGCCCTTTGGTAATTGTTGCTCCTGCAAGAACAAATCCGATATCCTTTACCAGAATATCCACATCATCTCCAATCGCTACTTTACCGGACTCAGTTCCGGAAATGTCGTTATATCCGGCTTCAATAATGGCAACGCCAACCGGAATGTCTGTCCCCGCCGTTGCAAGCACCACGTCTCCATTTCCGTCATATTTCAGGATTCTGTTCCTGCAGTCGGCAATTTCAGCGCCTGCCTTTTCGGAAATCGTTGCAGAATTATTGATCTGTGTTCCGTTAAAATTTTTTCCCATGAGTAGTTCCTCCTTCCTTAAAACCCTGCCTCTTCGTCATAAGATGCCAGTAATTCAGGGTTGCTCTCCCACGCTTTAGCCACTGCATCCGTGTAGCTCATTCCGGGATCTTTTTCCATATATCCCTTTGCAATGTTTTCCACTTGTGCCTCTGTTTTCCCCTTTGCGACAGCAGAATGACTTCCGTGTCCGGATTTTCCGATCTCTGAAAAGATCCCGGAATTATCCGCCATAGCAACCATGGAGTCCAGAGTAGAAATCATATCGTCGTATGCAGTTCCGCCGGCTGCTTTCAGACTCTTCAGGACAGGTGCCAGTTCTTCCGCTTTCTTTCCGATAACCTCGTATTTCTTTGCTACCTCCATGAATTCTCTGTTTTCTGCCGTCTCACGGTATTTTCTAAGAGCTTCGATCTCTGCTTTAACCGCCGGATGCAGCCCTTTGTAAATATCTTCTTCCGGTTCAACCTGTCCGGAAATAGATTTTTTAGTTGTCCGTTTTCCACAGCCTTTGTCAAGATCGTCCTCTTCTTCCTCGCCTTCTTTATTGTCTCCAGGCTTCACAGTGGACTTCACAACAGGTTCTTCCTCCTCTTCGACACCATATTTCTTCAGGATATCTTCGTAAGCAGCCCTGTCTTCCGGGGACATCTTAGATTTGTCGATTTTTGCCATTTCTTCAATTTCTCCTTTCTCACGGCTCATTGCCTTTTCAATGTTTTCGTTCAGATGATCTCTAAACTTTTTCAGAGATTCGACATCTTCTTTGCCGATCTCCTTTTTGATCCCGCTGACTTTGCCTGCGGACCAACTACTGATTGCTTCACCAATGATCTCCTCAAACTCCGAAACGCTTTTTTCCATCATGGATTGCGCGGTGGTTCCGTCAAGATCCTCGTCATACAGAATTGATTGTAGTGACGACTGCAGTGCATAGCAGATGCTCCACATTTCATCGGCTACTTTTTGACGTTTTACCTCCGTCATCTTTTCACCAAATGTCTGCGAGTTTCCTTTCTGCACATCCTCCAAAGCATCAAGGCAGTCATCGGTAATGCCAACAACCTTACCTATCGCCCGCATAAATCTCTTCATGGTGGACTCACGGACAGGAATATCTGTTTCGGGATCGGCATCTTTTTTCTTTGCGATCTTGATATCTGCCCGCTGGTTAGCTCCCTCGTCTACGAAATCAACCTTTCGGATGTGCAAGTTTTTAAGTTTTGTTGCCAATTTTTTACCTCCTTCCATCGTTTTTTTATAAAACAAAAAGCGGAATTGCCCGCTTTCTGAATTACCATTATTTACCTCTCCCGGCTACAACCAAACAGGTTAAAACACATCCAACTGATGCTCCGAGAAAAAAATTCCTATGTTAATCAGAATCCCCATCTTCATCAACCTCAACTCTTTCAGCTTCACCCTCGATTGAAAACATAGTGTACGTTCCGTCTTTGACCTTCTCCCAAACATCCTCGTCCGTAACCAGAAAGCCAATCCACCAACCGACAGGGATGGTTCCAACAGGGATCCCCATCGCCTCCATCTTCTCTTCCGTGAACACCACGCTCTCTATCAAAACGGCGCAATCCCCACGTTCATGCATTTCTCCACCTTCTCGATACATGCGGACAAAGGTGTATGCTGCATTTTCAAGATCTTCCGGGTCGATCATATCTTCCTGCCAATCTACAAGCTGCTCTCCATCCTCATCGATAGCGATGGACGCCCACCCGAATGCCAGATGCTTATCATTGTCTGATTTCTGTATCTTAAACCGACCTTTCAACACAGAGGGCTCTTTTTCGCAAGGGTTATCCACACTCACTGTTCTTTTTCCAGAATTTTTGTGGATTCCCAAAATGTCATATAGACTTTCCATTACTGATCCTCCTTAACCTCTACATACTTAACAACACATCTGCACCTTGGATGCGCCGGCGGTATAAGTTTCAATCCGCACTTTCCAACGTCAAAATATTCATCCATCTCTTTACTGACGCCTTCCACCGCTTCACAGAACTTGCATACATTGTCCTGTCTTGCTGTCACCCATACTTTTCTCACATTCCCTATATATCCTTTCTCTTGTGCTTGTTTGATCCCATGATGGGCGCCTGCATTGTACGCCTCGGCAAGTTCTGTTTGCGCAATTGTTTCAGCGCGGTATCGATGCTGCTTTTCAGCATATTTCAAGGCCTTATCCCTAGCTCTCCTGACGATAGTTTCCTCCTTCATCCTGGGATGTTCTTTGCGCATCTGTTCCTTGATGTGATTGTAATATTTCAAATTTGCTTGGGCTTGCCTTTCGGTAAGTCCAATACAAGGACGTATTACTCTTGCCAACTCATTCGGCGTCAAATCTTCCCTAACAGCTTTCATCGTAAGCCGTTGAATAGCTTTTTTCTGCTCTTCTACAGCGTTGGTCACAAATTCACTTCCACGTTCCTTGATCCAATTTCTTATGCCCGAATCCGTTGCGTCGAACTCAAATCCTTTGTCTCGAACTTCATCTAGTATGGCATTGCTAAGTTGTCCGGCAATTATAGCTTCAATCCATAAAGGCTCCAGTGCGTCAGAAACAAACGAAGAATAATCTTTGGACCAATTCTCAAGATCTTCTTTTGAAATATCATCGTCCTCTATCAACTGCCGGATTTCCTTATATGTAATTGCCGCAGCCTGATCCGCCCAAAATCTCGTGAGAATAGATACTGGAACAACCGCTGTATCTGTGATATATCGGTTCAACATATTGAGCAGGCGCAGGTTTTCTTTGCTTCTTTTCTTTGTCTTCCCTAAAAGTTTGGGGTTTTTGAAAATATACATGCGCTACCGCTCCCTCCCAAGCCTCTGTTTTGCCGCTTCGGCATTTTTCTCGTCCTGGTCATCATCTATTTCTTCCTGCTCTTCCGACTCATCCTCTGGCGGTTGGTTCTGGTTCTGCTGTTTTGTCCTTTTGGGATCCTCTCTTCTACTGTCTGTGGTCCTTTCTGGAAGATGTCCAATTTCACGAACATAGTCCTCCAGCCCATCATCTGGAACAATTACTCCAATACCCGTCATATCCTTAATAAACTGTCCTGCAGACTTCATATCAACATCCTCAATTTCTCCATGAGTCATCTTCGGGTAATCCGTAATACCGTTGAAGTGATCGCCGTTGATATCAATAAGTGCCGGTATGCTCTGGTTATTGAACGTCTCGCAGATAACGTCCAAGAATGCAGATATCGCGACAGAAAAAAGTTCCGTTTTATCGGAGCTAAGCGCAAAACTTCCAACCTTATTGTGTCCAAGCATGAGGAAGTCCGCCAAAACTGTCATGGCTATCTTTGTATCATACCTGTTGATGATTGCATTTGTGTCAAACTGCCTTGCTCCACCAGTGCTGACCAATTCAAATTCAAAGCCATGTGGTAATACGAGTCCTTCGTATTCATCACGGCGGACCGATTTCACCATTTTCGTGAGGGCGGCGTTTATTTTCACCATATCCGAATCAGTATCATCCCAAA